AAGAGATATTTATTCTCAGGCTGTAACAAGGACATTAGACCGTAAGGGGATGGTATATATGACCTTTACCCCTGAAAGTGGGATGACTGAGACAGTGGCATCCTTTATGAACAACCTTCAAAGCGGTCAATCTTTGGTAAATGCGACATGGGATGACGCATCTGAGTTAGTTAAGAGCATGAATGGTGAGAACGGGCACCTTAATGAAGACGTTATGCAGCAGATTCTCTCCTCTTATTCACCACATGAGAGGGAAATGAGGCGATATGGTAGACCATCCATAGGTTCTGGGCTTGTATTCCCCCTTGGGGAAGAGCAAGTTATAACAGATCCGGTCCCTATTGAGGAACATTGGCCTAGAATAGCAGCAATTGACTTCGGATGGGACCACCCAACGGCTGTAGTTTGGTGTGCAATTGACCGAGATGAGGACATATTCTACGTATATGACTGTTATAGAGCGTCTAAAGCGAGTCCTTCAGTACATTCAGAGAATATCAAGACAAGACCGCATTTTATACCCATAGCCTACCCGCATGACGGCAATCGCAGGGATAGTATGGGAAATCCGGGCTTGGCTGACCAATATAGGAACTTAGGGTGTAACTTTCTATTAGAACATTTTTCTAATCCCCCAGCATTGGGGGTTAATAAAGGCTCCAACTCTATCGAGGAAGGGCTGATGGCAATGCTTCAGGCAATAGAGGGTGATAAGTTTAAAGTTTTCTCAACTCTTTCAGATTGGTTTGAAGAATTCAGAATGTATCACAGAAAATTTAATAAGGTTGTTCCAATAAGGGATGATCTTATGTCTGCAACACGATATGCATTTCAATCACAACGGTTTGCTGTATCTGGAAAAGATCCAGCATGGACGCAAGACGTTAATTATGGGGATTATGGAATAGTTTAATGGCTCAAACATCAGAAGACGAACTAATTACTAGGATACGTGGCGAGATCACAGACTCGCTTGGGTATATGGGTGATACTATCTCCCAACAAAGAGAGCAAGCTATGGAATATTACTATAGCTTACCTTTCGGTAATGAGGTTGAAGGTAGATCACAGTATGTAGACTCTACAGTGCAGGATACGATTGAATGGATTAAACCTTCCTTAATGAGGGTATTCGCTTCAGGTGATGAGATGGTTAAGTTTACACCTCATGGCCCAGAAGATGTGCAGATGGCAGAACAGGCTACAGATTATGTGAACTATGTATTCACTAAAGATAACCCCGGTTGGGAGATCATGTACTCGTGGTTTACGGATGCTTTATTAAGTAAGAACGGTATAGTCAAAGTATGGTGGGATGACTACGATGAACCCCAGCGAGAAGAGTATACTCACCTTGATGAAATGGAATATGAGATTCTTGTAAGCAATCCAGAAGTGGAAGAGATTCACCATGAAGAATATGTTGAAGAAGATGAAGCAATGGGGGTTGTTGCGTACCATGATGTAGTCATTAGCAGAACTAGACGGACTGGTAGAGTAAAGATAGAAAATATTCCACCTTCTGAGTTTCTTATTTCAAGAGAATCTAAAGGTATACAGGATGCTAGATTTATATGTCATAGAGTAGAGAAGAGTCTATCTGATCTGAGGGAAATGTATCCTGATAAAGACTTAGACCCAGAAGAGTTGGGTGCTGGCGATGACGACATGACACAGTTCTCTGCTGAAAGATTAGAGCGTTATGCGTTTGATAAATCTGCTCGATACTGGGAAGGATGGGGCGGAGAAGAATATGGTGACGAAGGTTTAAGAAACTACTGGTTACATGAATGTTTTCTCAGAACAGACTTCGATGGAGATGGTATAACTGAGTTAAGAAAGGTTTGCGTTGTTGGATCAACCATTCTTGAAAATGAAGAGATTGATTCAGTACCCTTTGTTTCTATTACACCAATAAAGATTCCACATAAGTTCTTTGGGTTATCTATAGCTGATCTAGTTATGGATCTTCAGCTCATGAAATCTACATTAATGCGGAATCTCATGGACAACATGTATAACCAGAACTTTGGGCGCTATGCAATTTTAGAGGGTCAGGCTAACCTTGATGACCTTCTTACACAACGACCTGGTGGTGTAGTTAGAGTTAAGTCTCCAAACGCAGTTACACCTTTAGCTACCCCAGCATTAGAACCTTACTCATTCCAGATGTTAGAATATCTTGATAGTGTAAGAGAATCAAGGGCTGGTGTATCGAGGATGTCACAGGGATTGAATGAAAATGCTTTAACATCTCATACTACAGCTACGGCTGTTAATGCAGTCATGGGTGCAGCACAAAGCCGAGTAGAGTTGATAGCTAGAAACTTTGCTGAGACTGGTGTTAAGGATTTGATGGTTACTATTTATGAATTACTTATGAAGAACCAAGACCATGAAAGAGTTGTTATGTTACGTAATCAGTGGGTTCCTGTACGCCCTGATGTTTGGAATGATAAGTTTGATTGCACTGTTTCAGTTGCTTTGGGTGGTGGTAACAAAGATCAGCAGATGGCTCACCTTTCGAGGATGCTCCAGTTTGCAGGAGAAGCAATGAAGGGTGGATTGAATATTGTTAGTGAGCAGAATATGTACAATCTTGGAGCCTCATTAGTTAAGGCAATGGGCTTTCAGAATGTCGATGACTTCTTAACTAATCCAGCAACAATACCACAACAACAGGAACAGCCTTCGCCTAAAGATCAGGCTGCTATGATGGAGGCTCAAGTTAAGAAGCAAGAGCTAGAGATCAAAGCAGGTGAACTTCAGTTAAAGGCACAGAAGATCAAACAGGAGTACGAGAAGTTACAAATTGATTCTAGCCTTAAACAGCAAGAACTTAATCTTGAAAGAGAACAGAAACGAGCCGTAGCTATAGGAGCCACATGACACCAGAAGAGAGGGAAGTAAGAGCTAATTCACTTTTAAATGATCCATTATTCAATGAGTCATTTGATGTAATAAAAGAAGATTTAATGAATCGCTGGAATGTCAGCGGTTCCACAGAATTTGAAGCCAGAGAATCAATCTGGCTTGCAATGAGACTGCTCGATAGAATACATGGTCATTTAAAGTCCATAGTTGAAACTGGACATATGAACAAAGTTCTTAAAGAGCAACATCCATTTATCTAACAAGGAGTTTATTATGGCGGATACGCAAGAAGCCCCGCAACCAGCAGTACCGACTCTTCCAGAAGGAAGTGTAAGGGAAGCACAAGAAGCGTTTCTATCTTTAACGGAACCTGAAGAGGAGACACCTAAAAAGAAAGAAGCCGAAACGTCTGAAGAAGAAGTAGAGGACGTTGAAGAATCGACCGAAACAGAAGAGGAAGCATTGGAAGCATCTGATGAAGAATCTGAAGAGGAGGGGGAGGACTCAGAAGAATCCGAAGTCGAAGAAGAAACCGTTGAGGAGGAGGACGACACACCTGGACTCTATACCGTTAAGATTAATGGTGAGGAGCAAGAGGTTACTGAAGAAGAACTCTTAAAGGGGTACTCTCGACAACAGGACTATACACGTAAGACGCAAGAGTTAAGTGAGTACCGAAAGCAACTTGATGATGCTAGTCAGTTTTACCAGCAAGAGGTTGCTAAGACTCAGGAGGCTCGACAGCAATATATTCGTTCTTTGTCAGATGCAGCACAGTTAAATCTTGCATCGCTAAAAGAATATCAGAATATAGATTGGGAACGATTGAAAGCGGAAGATAAGGAAGAGTACCTTACTAAACGTGATGAATTTCGTGAAGCTCAATCGCATATACAACAACTGCAACAGGCACAAGCTCAAGAGAATGAGTACCAGGCTCAAGAGCATCAACAACAATTCAATCAATGGGCGCAAGAAGAATACACTAAGCTAGTAAAATTAATACCAGCCTGGGGTGTTCCAGAGCAGCAGAAAGCTATTGCTGCTGAACTGCGTACCTTTGCCAACTCTAATGGGTTTAATGACGAAGAGGTTAAACAATTATTTGACCATCGTTCTATCATTATGCTTATGAAAGCTAAAGCATGGGAAGATTCCCAAAGAAAGGCTCAGAACCTAAAGACCAAGAAAGTTAAAAAGAAGGTAAAGGTTGTGAAGAGTGGAAAGGGTGTTGAGAAGTCTGCCAGTAATAAAGCTGTACGTCGTACTGAAATGAAGCGCCTTAAACAATCCGGTCATGTAAATGATGCAGTAGGATTATTTGAGGATTTCGTTGATCTTTAATAGGAGAATATTATATGGCAATTCCTACGAATACTAGGGAAACCTATGGTGCAGTAGGCATCAGGGAAGACCTCAGTAATATCATATATAATATTTCGCCAACTGAGACACCGTTCCTAAGTGGTTGTGGTCGTGAGACTGCTGAGAATACTTACTTTGAATGGCAGACGGATGCATTAACCGCAGCAGCAGCTAATCGCGCTACTGAGGGGAATGATCCAACTTCTTCTGCTGTAAGTGAACCCACAAGGGTAGGGAACTACACGCAAATTTCGGTTAAGGCAGTCCAGACTTCTGGAACAGCCGAGGCCGTTAATTTTGCTGGTAGAAAATCTTCCCAAGCGTATCAGTTAGCGAAACGCGCCAAAGAAATGAAGCGTGATATGGAAAAGATGTTGATGGATAACGTGGCACAATCCGCTGGTGCATCAGGTACAGCGAGAGTCACGGCAGGTTTGGGCGCATGGGTTGCGACCAATTATCACACTCTTGGAGGAGCAGCTTCCCCACCGGGATTAGGTTCTGCTTCCAGTGGTAATGGTACGGATACCGCTAGTGACTCTGACGAAACAGGAACATTAACTGAAGCTGGTATGAAGACCGTAATCAAAGAATGCTTTGATAGTGGTGGCACACCGGATACCATTCTTGTTGGATCTTCCAATAAGCAGTCAATCTCGGCATTGACACAAACGGTATCAAGTCTGAGAACCGCTGCCGACAAAGCAGCTCCAGCGAGTGTAGTAGCATCAGTAGACGTTTATGTTTCCGATTTTGGAACTTTTAAAATAATTCCAGATCGATTCCAGAGATCGCGTGATTGCTGGTTTATAGACTTTGATTTTTGGGCTGTGTCGTATCTACGACCGTTCATG